GGCTCTGTGCGTTCTTCATAATTAACGCCTAGGACTTCCAAGCCTTTGACAAAGCTTTCTGCCCAGTCTTTACGGGAGGCTATGTCAGCCTCTACCAGTTCTACAAGCTCGGAGGCAATCTTGCCTAAAGCACCGTCGTCAAGGATTTCTGCGAGGTTGTCATCAAAATCGCTGTCGTATTCTGATTCCGGTTCTAGAATAATCTCAACGCTTTCCTCTTCAATGATGAGGGGATCGTCTAATTCAACGTCCACGCCAATGTCTTCAAGAAGGTCTGAAAGACCCATAGGTGCTTGGCTAATTGCTTTGTCGATACTCATTTGAGTCCTTAATAATATTCCATGCGTCTGCGATATACAGGTTCATCTGGCTCATCAGAATCGATGGAAATGAACCCGCCTTGACGGAATCTCATCAAAGCTTGGCTTGAAGAGTCAACAAGGTCGTCATGATCGCCATTGGGGAAGGAGGCCAGTTCATCCATCACTTCTTCAGCCCAACGAGTCTCTGGACACCAGACAACACCTGAAGCAAACAGATCGGAGATTGCGTTTACACGCGAGATCTTATCGTTTCCTTTGCCCGGTGTAAACTCAGAAAGAGGAATGCCCATCTTACGCATCTCATAGATGAGCGGAGCACCTGCTGCACGCTTCTCCACGATCAATGTATCTGGCTCCCATTCTTGATAAAGCTCCAAAGCCATCTTTTTAAGTTCTGGGAACTCCATACGTTGTTTAAACGCATCTAACAGGATGATGTTTGGCCTCATGTCACCGGATTTGTTAGGGTGTTGGAAGACACCCCATGTTGTGCAGGCAGAATAGTCTGCGCGGTTGTTCTTTTCAAAGGCCGTATCCCAGCTTTGGATGATGTATTCGCACTGCGGGGGGGTATCTTTGTCCCAAATAGCCCATTGTTCGCGCTTAATGATCGCGCCTTCTTCGGATGTGGGGTTTTGTTGGTACTGAGCTTCCCATTTAGCGACTGGTAGTTCAGCTTTTAACGCTTCTAGCGCTGTTTTTGACCAAAAAGCTGGCCATAAAGGCGTTCCAGAGGGCATGATTGCCGGAAAATCGATGATTTCCCACTGATCTACGCCATCTTTCCCTGCGTTTTTCAGTATCTGGCCGGTTAAGTCACGCTTAGACCACCTAGTCATCACAATAATGATGGCTCCGCCCGGCTGTAAACGCTGGCGAGGGCCAGATGTAAACCACTCATAGACATTGTCAAACACCGCAGGGTTGCCTTGCTTGGCTTCCTGCTCCGAATGAGGGTCGTCAATGATTAAAAGATCGGCTCCTTTACCTGTGACAGCACCCCCAACGCCAATAGCGAAGTAATCACCACCCATGTGAGTATTCCAGCGACCGGCGGCCTTTGAATCGCTCGATAGCTTTGTATCAAATACCTTCTGATAGTTCTCTGAAGAGACAAGATTCCTAACCTTTCGTCCAAAGCCTGTAGCAAGTTCTGCGGTGTGTGCAGTCTGAATGATCTTCTTCTCAGGAAACTTACCCAAGAACCAGCTTGGCAGAAGGTAAGAAGCAAACTCAGACTTGGTATGCCTTGGAGGCATGTTGATGATCAGGCGCTTCAGATCACCACGGGCAACCCTTTCAAAGGCATCTGCCATGATTGCATGGTGTTTACCAGAGATGAAGATAGGCCACATCTGCTGGACAAAGAACAAATAGGATTCTTTGCATCTCTCAACCCGATCAAACTCTAGGAGCTTCTGAACCTTGGCTCGTTCTGCGGGGGGTGCAGTGTCGGCTAGTTTCAAATAAAGCTCAAGCTCTTTGCGGGTCAGTAGGCTCATAACGCAGCCATTTCTTTAACAGACTTATCCACTAGCTTAATGGAATGGAACTTATAAGGACGAACCGTCAGGTGGCCATCCTCTTTAAGGCGATGAATGATGCGATGCACATTTGACTTAGAACTCAATCCAATTCCTTTAGCAATAACTTCATAAGACGGAGGTACTCCGTGGAGCCGAATATACGCCCGAATGAAATCTAGTACTAATTGCCTATGCTTGGTCATTGATGTGAGTTTAAACGATAATGAGAACGTTCGCAAGTGTTTAAACGAAAATATATATAGGGTGGGGGGTTTGGATTTGGAAAGACATGGGGGGGTGTTTCTATGGGAGATGTATGGATGAGTGGATTAGAGCGTAATAGACGGGCGGGTGGTCAGCGGCCACAGCGGGGGGTGCGGGGGCGGTGGGTGACGCACGTCCACGCACATCAAGCGGGTGGGGCATCATCACGTCACGCGCTGTTTAAACGCGGTGGCTTGCACGTCCTGCACCGATGACCGATCCCCCTTGAGCAAGCGCAAGTGGCTTGCAAGTTCACGCTTGAGTTGGTCAGCCGTTACTGGTGCTTTGTCTTGAACATCACTAGGTGTAAACAGGCCACAAGCTTTGCCCATGAGTTCCAGTGCTTTAAGTTGTGTGCTTGGTTGACTGTCTTTACTGAGTGCAAGCAATCCCTTGAGCACATACCTTTTAGATGCAACCATGTCATCTACCAAGTGCTCGATCGTTTCCCCCCAAGCTTCTTTGAGCAGTGCTTGAACCCTTGGATCACGCATCAGCTTGTTGGCATTGGCTGATATAGATGCATCTGATCCAGTGGAGTTCTTAAAGCCCTCCCTGTAGCTTTGCCTGAGGCTCTGTCCCCTTATAACCCCTTGCACGAATGCCATCGCAGATGGCGACAATGGCAAGCTTCTTTTATGTTCCCCTGCTACTGGTAGACCATCCTTTCGCTTCCTAGGCTTAGGTGCATTCTTAGCTAGAGCATCAGCCAACCGTTCCGCTTCGCTCTTGGGATCTGCGCTCTGATCCTCCCATTGCCCCTCGGCCTCGGCCAAGGCCTCTCGATACTCAGCCTTTGTAGTCTTACTCATAAACACCGCCTCCATTTTGTGACTGACCAGTTCAATAAATGTTCACCCAGTCTAAAACGTGAACTGTTCGCATTATAAGCTATTCACAGGTTATTAGCCACAGGTTATCCACAGGCTAAGTTATCCACAGGGTTATACATAAGTTATACATGATTTGTACAAACGGCCTAAAAACACCCCAAAAATAGGGTAAACCCTATGCCTCTAGAATCGATTCTAAGGCCTCTAGGAGCGTCCGTTTTCCGATGAAGCCACTACCCCCTTACCCGCCCTCCGATCGCCTCACCTAGACGTTTTGCACTATTTTGGTGCATTAACTTTAGTATTACTTTTTGAAGCTGGCAAATGTAATGCTTTTTAGTTCACGCACCTAGAACTCACCAGTACTAATATAAATACAGTCAAAGGCCTGATGACCGATCTAGAGGCCTGATGTAATAACCCCACGTTTTAGTCAAGCAAATATTAGGGGGCTTGTGTAAACAATATCAATGCCCCTAAAATGCATGTATGCCAAATTCGGCATGCAACCTAAAGGTGCTTACATCATGCTTATTCATACCGAACGTGAAACCTACTTGCAAAGTGCAGTCGAGGAGTTACGCCCCTCATTCTCAGCCAACGGCCATACACTGCCATTGGCAATTCGCGTGTCATGCGCTCTGCCCTCTAATGCTAAACGCTCAGGGGCAATTGGCGAGTGTTGGGCTGACACCCGCTCTGCTGACGGCCACTATGAAATTTTCATTTCACCTACTCTGGCCGATCCCGCACGTGTCTTTGACGTGCTCATTCACGAACTCTGCCACACTGCTAAAGGGTGCATGAACCATGGAGTCAACTTCCAAAAATTGGCCGAGGCCATGCTACTTGTGCCATCTACTAATTCATGGAAAGCGACTGTCGGTGCACCCTCATTCATGGCCGCCTATGGCTCGATCATTGAAGGCCTTGGCGAGTACCCTCATGCCGCCCTCGACATGTCATCACGTAAGACTCAGGGAACACGCATGCTCAAGGCCTCATGCCCATCATGCGCTTATACAGTCCGACTCACTGCCAAGTGGGCATTCGATTCATGGGGCAACCCCCGCCTCCCGATCTGCCCCTGTGGCGATACCTTGGCACTTGTTTAAACGGAGAGAAAATCATGGCAACAACTCAAAACATCAAACTGCAAATTGCACGTGTCAAAAACACCGTGCTCAATGGAGCGATGCTCCAATTCGCCAACCGCCCCATGGCCAACAAAACCGAAGCCATGGAAGTACTCGCTGACATGGTGCTCAATGGCTCTATCACCCTTGAAATGATTCAAGCCGCCCCTGAGGCGGCCATCACCGCGACAGAGGGCATTGATCCCGCACTGGTACAGGCCGCAAGCAAAGTGGCCGCACGTGCCGAGACAGTGGCACTCGATGCCCTGAGAGTCGGCATCAAGGCCGAGACAATGGCGGGAAACCTTGAGAGCGTTTGCATTGAATTGCGCGATGAACTCAAGGCCATGGGCAAACAGGCCTCTAAGGGCATCGATGCCGCCTCGATCCAAGCGCAAGTGACCAAGGCCGTGGCCGATGCATTCAAGCCCTTTAATGAGGCCGTTCAAGCCACTGGTTCACAGGCCGTAGTCGCGGCCATGTCAGCAGTGCATAAGATCGATCGCAAGCCCTGTCTTGACGTGTTTGGCCTTGACGTGCGCGACATGAAGGGCAACCCCCTGATGATTGATCTTTACAACGCACCCAATGCCCCCGCCATTGATCCCGATTTTGTTTGGTCACCCTCGATCTTGACTCACTTTGTGATCAGCCAAGAGTATGGGGAAAACGCATTCATGGCCGGAGACAAAGGCACTGGAAAATCAGTCAGTGCCGAGCAATGGGCGGCACGCACAGGCCGTCCCTTTGTGCGCTATAACTTTAACAAAATGACAACGGCAGATGACTACGCGGGAGCACAGGCCTTGGAAAATGGTTCGAGCGTGTTTAAACGTGGTGACTTTTTACAGGCCTACGTCAGCCCCGCGACTGTAATTCTGCTCGATGAGTTATCGTTTGCCACTGCCGGAAACCTCGCCCCGATGAACGGATTTTTAGAGGGCAAATCACGCATCAGCTATGGCGGCACAACGCACGTCAAGGCTGAAGGTGTAATGATTTTCGGTGCTGATAACACATTCGGCAATGGCGATGAGACAGGCCGTTACTCAGGCACGAATGCCATGAACTCAGCAACCCTCGATCGATTCGGGCGAATCATTCACTTTACATTCATGCCCATCGACTTAGAAATCAAGGCCGTGGTAGGCCGCACTGGGTGCGATCCTAAGTTGGCCGAGCACGTGCTCATGGCAATCAATGTGGCACGTTCTAAGGCGAAGGATGGCGACATTGTCGAAGCCCCCTCGATCCGCTCTGTAATGTCATTCATTCGGGCTTTGCAGTACTTGTCAGTGGCCGAGGCTTGGAAGGCAACGATCGCTCTGCGTCA